TTATACCGAGAAGAATATCGCCGCGGCGATCCCCCCGAACAAAATCCACTTGATGATGTAATAACCGGTGCGGTTCCAGGCCTTCAGCCGTTTCCCCACCCGGCGAATTGCATAGATGTATTTGAACATCTTGTTGACGCCGCCGGTGCGATCGCCCTCTTCATTCGGCGCGGTGGCGGCGCTCATCAGATTGCGCCCCAACCAGTGGTTAACCGCCTGCGCCCAGCGGTAGCGCATCGGCCGTTCGATATCGCAGAACAGGATCAGGCGATTCTGCCCGCTCTGGTTTTCCGCATAGTGCAGATAGGTTTCATCGAACATCACCCCTTCACCGTCACGCCAGCTGTAGCGCTCACCGTCCACCTCAATGAAGCAGCGGTCATCATTGGGGGTAATCAGCCCCAGGTGATAACGCAGCGAACCGGCGTAAGGATCGCGGTGGCGCGGCAAACGGCTGCCGTCCGGCAGTTCGGCGAACATCGCCGCCTTGACCGAAGGCAGACTGCGCAGCAGTTCCGTGGTCTGCGGGCACAGGGTCATGGCGGAGGGATGGCTGTCCTCATACCATTTCAGATAAAAGCGTTTCCAACCGGTCTTGAAGAACGAGTTGAAACCGGCGTCGTTGAATTGATCGGACGCTTTGATCTGCTGGATCTCCATCAGCTTCTGTCCTTCGTCGCGGATGGTTTCCCAGTTCTCCCGCAGTACCGTCAGCTCAGGAAATTGCTCCGGCTTCAGGTACGGCGTGGTCGGCACACGGGAAAACAGATACATGAAGACGTTCAACGGTGCGGTAAAGGTGGAATGGTCAGACAGCTGCCGCCACACGTTGTAGCGCACCCGCCCGCGGTAATGCACATAGACGACGCATAAAATAAGCAAAAGCAGAATGATGTATTTCATGTTTGAATCGCAGCAAGGAACCCACACGCTATGCGCCGCGCGGCGCACACCCCAGAAAATGTCCTTTTGGCGGCGCACGCAAACTGCGCGCCAATCTGGAACCCATTAATCATTAACGCTAACTCAACGAAAATCTATACAAATAACCACAATAATTTACACAAAGGTTAAACGAAATGGTAAATAGGCGGCGATAAAAAAGGCCGCCGAAGCGGCCTAGCAAAGATACATTAGTCATTTGAAGTAAAAGGATTTACTTCTAAGCGTGTCCACGCATTGACCACACTTCGAAAAAAAGCCCCGGATTTCCGGGGCTTGTTCGTTCGGTTACATCAACATGCTTTGCTGACCGTAATTGTTTGGGTGCGGCAATACCGGCACCACATGGCCGGGCTTCATAATGGTGCGCTCGATGGTTTCCATGGTGACAAATGTATGACTGCAATTGATGTTCTGACACTGGTGATAACGCTCTTTGGTGTTCTCACTGAGATAACGACTTGAGCGAGCGTGTGCAGCAGTTCCGCAGATATTGCAATGAAACATAATTTATCACCTCCACCATTCAACATTGATAAAGTGATTTTAGACTTTTTATCTTTAATATCAATGAATTATTATCAATTCAATCTTGTGAGATTTCCTCCTCGTACTCCACATCAGAAAGCTTCACCTCAAGCTCTAACGCCGTCGTGTAGCCGCTATCACTGAGTGAATGGGTCACCTTAGTGATTGTCCACGCCTGCTCATCTATGACGCGCTTAAACCCCTTCACCGCTACCGGCGTTTCCGGATATAAATCTGCACGCCCCATGGCGAGACTGATGGAAAACTCCGCCACACCACGTTGCAGCTTGTCCCACTTCGCCAGTGCGGCGCGCATCGCCTGCGCCTTGCTGGCGTAGACTGTAGTGATGGCAAACACATTATCGGCCTCGCCGGTCATGTATTCCCCTTCTCTCGCCTCTTTCGGCTTGGCCGCCGTCTTCTTGGCAGTAACCGGCTTTGCCTTTGGGTGCTGCAACGCGCGCAGGTGCTGAGGCTTCGGTTTGCGTTTGAGCTTGACCCGCTGCTTTTGCGGCTTCGGGTCTTTGGTGTGCAGCCATTTCGCCGTAACGCCGGTATATGCGGCCCGGTCAGCAATCGCAAATTGATGTCGGTCCCCGTCGCGGCGCTCGATGGTCATCTGCGGTATCGGCTTGCCGCTGGCGGTCACGCCATTCCCGGCCCGGATAAATAGCAACCTCCCGGCTTTTATCGACACCTCCGCCCCGTTGCGGCTGGCAAGGCGCGTCAAAAACTTGGCGTCGGACTCCTGCGACTGGTCGATATGCGGGACTTTAATCCCGGCCAGCTCTTTCGCAACGCGGGCGGTCAGCTTGTTCCTCTCGGCAATTTTGCCAATCACTGCACCGAGTGTCGTGTGGTGATAAGACTCTTCCCGGCGGGCATTGAGCGAACCGCGAAAATCAGCGGAGCGGGCGCGAATAGTCAGCGTGTCAGGCGTTCCCCGATGCTCTATCTCGTCGACGGTAAAATTGCCTTTGTTGAACAATGGCGCACCCTGCCACCCAAGATGAAGCGACAGCACTGCGCCCCGGCCGGGCATCATGACCTGCCCGTCGGCGTCGTCCAGCTCAATATCCAGCTGGTCAGCTTCAAATCCGCGGTTGTCCGAAAGCGTCAGGGAGAGCAGGCGGGCGCTGATATCGTGCGTGATGTCCTTGTCGCCCATTTTGAGCATAAACGCCGGGACGATGGTTGCCCCGGCATCCAGCGTCATCCCGGTAATCATTGGAGCAACCCTCCCGCCATGTTCCCCGCCTTGGCCGCCAGCTCGCTCACCTGACCGAGCATCCCCTCGGCCTGCGCCTGCAAATCGCCATACATGGCCGTAAAGGATTCATCCACGCGCGTGAGCGTGAGCGTAAACTCGATGCGGCGGGCGCTGCCGGTGGAGAAAAACTCCGTGCGGGTTTCGCTGACGCTGTTCACGACAAACATGCCGTAAATGGTGCCTGTCCCTTCCAGCAGCGGCCACGCCTTGCCCTCGGCCGCCATCGCATCGAGCAGTTGCATCGAGATTTTGCCACCGGTGATTTCGGGCAGCAGTACGCCGGAGAGCGTGATTTTTTCCTCATTCACGCCGAGAAATTGCAGCGCAGGCCGCTGGCCGACGCGGCTGTTTGACGGCCAGCGATAATCTACCGAGCGCGCCAGCGTTTGATACGGCACCGTCTGCAACTGGAATACAAACAGCCCAAGAATCAGCATCATCAGCACATCCCCTTAATCCATCGCCATATTTGAGCGTTGCGCCGCACGGCGCTTGCGCTCCCGTTCTTCCACTACGTCCAGCAACATCCGCTTGGTTTCCGCCGCGCTGGCTCCGCCGGGGTGCTGGCTGCCGACGTGGAAATTATTGACGCTGTTATCCACATAAGATTTCCCGCCCCCGGCCGTAACCGGTACATAGCCGCCCGTAAGCAAGCCACCCGACGGGGAATACCCGCGCCCGTTCGCCCCGTTGGCGTAGTCATTGGCCTTCTGCGCTTTCTTGTCGAGGTCGCTGGATTCAGCATTGATGACGCCAAGCTTTTCCAGCACCCAATCAATGCCCTGACGCAGCTTGTTGAATGCCCTGAGCGGCAGCATCAGCACGTCGGCCAATCCGCGGCCAAACGCCAGTCCGGCGCTTTTACAGTTGTCGAGGGTCTCCTTCGTTGATTTCACCGGCTCGATTAAATCTTTGAACCATTGCCAGACCGCCTTTAGCTTCTCGCCGAGCCAGTCAAAAACCGGCTTCAGCGGTCTGAACAACTCGCCAACCGGCGCAAATGCACTGATAAGCCCCTCAATAACGCCGCTGAAAAAGGCGCTGATAGGCTGCCAGTATTTGCGGATCAGCAGCGCACCGGCCACGATGGCCGCACCCACCGCCACAATCGGCCACGTCAGCGCGCCGAGCACCGCCATGATGGCCCCGCCCGCCACGCTAAAGGCCGTCCCCAGCGCGCCAGCAACCGCAATGATGCCGTTAATCCCCATGATGACCGGCCACGATGCCAAACCAATCGCCCCCAGAGTGCCGACAATCGCAAGGCCACCGAGCGCGACTTTGGCCAGCGTCCCGGCAAGCTCTTTGTTGTTTTTGATCCAAAGGTCAATTTTCAGCAGGAACTTTGTCGCGCGGGTTGTCAGCTCACGGAAAGGCGTTTCCAGTTGGTCATACATGTCGATGCCAATGGCCTCATAGGCGGACTGAAGCTCTTTCAGGTCCCCGCCGAGGTTGTCCTGCATGACTTTGACCAGCGCCTCCGTCTTGCCGTCAGACTCCCGGAGCAACTTGGTCAGGCGGTCAAGCTTGCCGGAAGCCGCATCCCCCATCAGCACCGCAGCGGCCGACGACGCTTCTTCGCCGAAGATGACTTTCATGTACTCCGCGCGCTGGGCAGTACCGAGCTTATTTTTATCGAAGCTCCTTTGCATTTCCTTCAGGATGGTGAACAGCGGCCGCATATTGCCTTTGCGGTCGGCGGTTTTGACGCGCAGCTCGCCCAACGCGTCATTCGCCTTACCCATGGGAGCCTGCAACCGGGTAATCACCGCGCGGCTCCCCGTACCGGCCATAGAGCCGGTAATTTTGGCATCCGCCAGCGCCCCGGCAATAGCAGCCGTTTCCTCGACGCTGATACCGGCATTTTTCGCCACCGGCGCGGCATAGGTCAGGGTGTCGCTGAGTCCCTCGAAGTTGGCGGCGCTCTTGTTCATGGTCTGCGAAATCACATCACCAATGTGCGCGACTTGGTCGTTTGCCAGCCCAAAGGCGGATTTCACTCCCATCAGCAGGGTGGCGTTTTCCTCCATGGTTTTACGGTTAGCCAGCGCCATATTGAGCGTGACCGGCGTCGCGGCGGTGATCGCATCTTTGTCGCCGCCCGCTTTGGCAATGATGATTTGGGCCCCGGCAGCGTCATCCGCCGACGCTGCCGTGTTATCACCAAGCTGCCGCGCCTGCGTGCGAAGCGCCACCATGTCAGCCGAGTCTTTTGCCACGCCGAGCACGGCCTGTAACTCGGAGTTTTTTTGCGCAAAATCATACCCCGGCGTCAGGAGCTTTTTGGCCGCAAAACCGCCCACGGTTGCCGCACCGACTCCCGCAGCGCCCGCGCCCACCACACTGCCCGCCAGTTGCTTTCCGGCCTGATAGCGCTGGCTCACTGCGCTGAGTTTTGCCTGCTGCTGGCTGACGCGCGACAACGCCTCCCGCTGGCGGTTGAGCTGGGCGGTGGTCTCACTGATGGAGGATTTCAGGCGGCGCTCGTCGGCGGCGAGGGTGCGGGTGTTAATCCCGACCTGCGCCAGCTCTTGGCGCTGACGCTGCACCGACTGGCGCAGCCCGTTATATTTGAGCTGCAACTCGGCGGCCGAACGCTTGGCCGCCTCCATCAGCTGCGCCTGTGCGCGGGTCGGCTTCTCGGTGTTTTTGAACTGCACCGCAAGCGCGGCGGCTTCCTGCTTGGCCTTTGCCAGCGCCTGACCGGTGACGGCAAGCTGCGCGCTCGATTTGCGGAATCCTTCGACGCGCCCGGCCTGTGCGTTCAGTTCTTTGAGGTTTTGCCGGGTGTCGCGGATTTGTACAGACAGCGATTTACTCGCTGTCTGAATGCTTTTAAAAGGGCGGCTCGCTTGGTCAACGGCTTTGAGTAGCACCTGCAACCTGACGTTGTTACTCATTCGTTTGTCCGCTTCGGTGGAGCGCTTTGTCGCGCCAGTTGAGGAGTTCTTGCGGTGTCATCGGGTAAAGCTCTGACGGCGGCCAGTGAAAAATCGTCGCGATATCCGCCATCAGGTCATCAACCGACAAACCGGCAGGAAAATCTAGCGTGCCGAACTCGGTGCCAAAAAACCGATAACCTTCCCGGCCAGCGCCACAAGGTCAGGCAGCTCCAGCGCTGCGACTTCACTTTCGGTCAGGGGCGGATACGTCATGCGCGGCAGCACCTTAATCAGCGCATCGACTTCAGAGTTAGCCAGCGCGGCCAACCCGACGCCGCGCAGGGTGCCTGCGTTGGGCTTGGTCAGCGTCACCGTATCGATAAAGGTTTCGCCGCGCTTGACGGGAGTATCCAGCTTCACGACGTTCGGATTTTCGGTTGTGGCGATGATGTTTTCGTCTTTCATGATGTGATTCCAGTTCAGTCAGGGGAATGGCGGCCGGACCTGCCGACCGCCCGGTGATTACAGCCCGATATTGCGACGGTGCTGCGCCAGCATGTCGACGCCGTTCACGCGTTCAACCATGTTGACGGTGTCCACCTCGATGCGCTCTTTGCCGTCGACGGTCAGTTTGAAATAGGTGCATTGCGTCGAGATTTTTGTCTCGGTGTCCTCGCCCTGTTTCTGGTCGCCAAAATCAAACTCTTTGTGGCGGCCACGCAGCACAATCTCAACGGCGACCACATCGCCGGTGTCATCGCGCTGGTAAGAACCGCAAAAACGAAGCGGCACCGATGCAGCACTGGCGGCGGCGTACTGCGCCCAGAGCTGGTCATCGGGGAAACCGCCGATAGTCCACTCGACGCTGAGGGCATCGTCGTCTAACCCCATATCAACCGGGGCCGCGCCGTTCATACCGCCGCCGCGATAGTTCTCCAGCTTGCGCGTCAGTTTCGGCAGGGTCACAGAGCTGACCACGCCCATATAACTCAAACCGTCGTTAAACAGGTTGAGGTACTTCAGTTTGCGCGGGAGTGCCATGGTTTAACGCGTCCTCTTAGCTGTTGACGCCAGCGGCCAGATTCACCAGATATTTATCGGTGATACGCTGGCGCAGGGTCAGGTCTTCCAGTGGGGGAACCGGGGTATAGTCATAATCGATATACAGTTTCCCGGCTTTCAGGGTCTCTTTATCGTTGGCCGATTCGTCGTACCAGCAATCCGCATCGATGATGTAGCCGTTGGATTTCAGCTCGCGGAATTTGGCTTTGATGCCCTCGACAATGTCGCGGATAAGCGTGGCGGTGACCGGCTTATCCACCGCCCACATGTGCGCCTCGGCCATGGTGTCAGCCAATACCTGCGCGGTGCGGGTGTAGTTTTCGAACAGGAACAGCGGGTCATCAGAGCAAGAGCGGTTGCCCCAGAAGCGAAAACCGTCTTTGCGCACCAGTGTGGTGACCCCGGCCTCATTGAGCAGGTCGGCATCGGTGCCGGGTGCCTGCAAATCCCAGAACACACTTGCGGAAATGCCGGTCACGCCATTGACGCCGACGTTAGAAAGCGTTTTATGCCAGCCGGTTTCCGTGTCGATTTTGGCGCGCAACCCCAACGCGCGAGCGGTGGCATGAGCTGTGGTGCTGACGTTGCCGGTGGTATCCCACGCGAGGAAATCCGGCCAAATGAGCATCAGTTCGCGCTGACTGAAATTGTCGCGGTAGGCGATGGCCTCGGAAATGCTTTTGCAGCCGTACGCGCTGATGTAACCGAACGCGCGCAACTGCTGGCAAATCCCGGCCAGCGCCGTCGCCACTTCCAGCGAATCCAGCCCCGGCACGCCCAGAATGCGAGGTTTCACACCGGTGACGGCCTGCGCAGTGAGCAAGGCTTTCATGCCGGTATAGCGGCCGTTTTCGTCCGCGCCGCCGATGATGTTCGACGTGGTTTCCGCCGCGTCTTTGCCCTCTTCGACGCGCACAACAACCGTCACCGGTTTGCACTGGTCGCCAATGGCTGACAACGCTTTCGCCAGCGTGCCGGATTTCCCGGCCTTACCGGCGGCGGCAATCACATCGGTAATCAGTACCGGGGTGTTGAGCGGGAAAAGCTTCGGGTCGGCATCTTTGCCGGTGCAGACCATGCCGACGACAGCCGTCGATACGGTAGAGATGACGCGCGTGCCGTCATTAATTTCGACGACGCGCACACCGTGATGATAATCGCCCATTAATTTGCTCCGGGTGGTGAGTAGGTGCAGGCATGATGACGCCCGACGCACCGGGCCGCACGCGGTGGACGCTGGAAGGCCGACCAGACAACAGACCGGACCGGATTGGCGAGCTTGGCGGGAATGACGATCGTTTGCGCCGATCAATAACGCTGCATTGATCTACGCAATCAATTGGACGCCTGAGAGCCGGGCGGGGTAAGGTCTGGAGGTGTCAAGCGCGGCAACATCAGGGAAGCCGCAAACACAAAGCCCGCATCGCTGCGGGCTTTTTCATGGGGCTAACGACATCAGTTCGAAAGCGCAGACTTTCGAATGGCACTTTTCCTAAGATTTCTCACTTCAGCATTTTTTGCTTGTTCAACCTGCCAAACTGCTTTAGTGTCGCCAATAGACGACACATGCCTCTAGTCGTCACATGCAGTAGTTCATGTAGCTATCATCACCAAATTTCGCCCCGCCGTGGGGCATTTTTTTAAATATTTGTCCTAAATTCGTTTCTTACCGTTCGTAATCACTTGCCATGATTTCAGAACATTCCTAACCTAAAAGCGTTATTCAGGGTTCGCAATCCCTTATAACAACCTTTGTAACGCTTGATACACCAGAGACAAATTTTTGCCCGCTTCGGTGGGCTCTTTCAACCAAACTAAGGATGGGAATGCCTGCTCTAAAGACGACATCTGGATTAACGGCCACATCCGAAAAATCATTGATTGGAGGCCTTATGAGTATTCATTACCTTACCGATAGTGAAACGCAGAACTTAGAAAAGGTAGGCACGGTTCTGGGTAGATGTGTCATTGATCTTCTTGTTCGCAAAAAAATAGTCAACACCGATAATATTCTTTCTCAAATAGTTGCAGAAATGGAAAAAGCATCTGATAACGATGAATTCCAGTTATACCGCGACACATTGGAGTTTGTAGGCACGCTTTCAAAATAACCGGGGAAATGCCACTATGAAGAATGAACTCGCAACAGCAATTACCATAGGAAGCATACTACTGTTCGTCATCCTAATTGGTGCGCCGAATTTTGTAACAACTATGGTGCCATGACCATTTTCCGTTAACTTCCAAAATAAAAGCCCCGCATCACTGCGGGCTTTTTATTAGACGCTGGGCGCAACCGGCCAATCGATATCCGGCGCATTCTGCGGATTGATGCGGCTCAGCTGCACCCGGTAAGTTTTCCAGAGCTTGAGCTGCACGATTTCCTCCTCCATCGCCATCCCTAAATCGACCGCATCCTGAAGCGGCGCAACAGCCTTACCCGCGCTCGCCAGCAATTCATTTTTTCTGGCTTCAGCCCTCTCCATCATTTCTTCAGCAGAATAGATGCGCTGGCTCACCTTCTTACCGTCAAACACCCACTCACCATTAGCCAGACAGCACTTTGGCAGTTTCGTCCGGTTCAGCTCAATAACCGATAAGCCAATCGGCCACAGCATCGACACATCACTGTTAATCGCGCAGATAATGCCGCTTTCGTCATAAGCCAGTTTTACGGTGTCCGGCGAAAACAATTTTTGCGCGGCGTACCAGTCAATACCGTTTTCATCCTGAAGATAAATCACGTTCTCACCGAGGAATAACTCTTCCGGCGTGTATCTCTTCAAATTCTTAATGTGTTGCATTTTACACCGTTCCAATTGTTGCCCATGTGCCGTTAATCAGCACCTGAACCGCTGAATAAGCGCCCCAGATTGAGGGGTTATAGTTTGAGCCGGACATGCCCGTATAAACACAGCCCGACGGTAAATCGATGCGCCCGCCGGTATCCGCGATAACCGTGCGCCCGGCCATGCGCACACCCTGAACCAAATGCTGATACGCCCAATTCTGCGCATTGTTTTGCGCAGCCGAGATATTTTGATTAAGCCAGTTGCTGAGATAACCGCCCCAACAACTGCCCTGAACGTTGCCGTCAGGGTGCCACGTCGTCCCGCTTGACGTGGTGATCGCGGGCCAGTTACCGCCGATATGAATACCTGACTCAAAGGCGGCGGCACCGGTTCTGACATCCACAGAAAACGGACGCAGGTTGTTGAATGTGCCGTACTGGTCGTTTTCTTTTGTCAGCAGCAGGTAAAGCCGGTTGCCGTCATTGCGCCAGAAGGAACCGAACCCGCCGCCGACCATGCGATAATTATCAATGTGGGTCGATTGGATCTCCGCGCTGATCTTTAGCGTCCCGGTTAACTGCCCGCCGGTCTTCGCCAGATAGCGGCCATCTGCTTCGGTTTTATTCCATGCGTTGACGTCACCGGCCAACAAATTCACGTCAGCGGACAGCGGCTTACCGTTCACCTTGATGGAACGGAGCGCGTATTTCTGGGCGGCTTGCGCATCCGTCAGCGCGCCAACGTCAGCCGCCGTCGGTTTGTAGTCCGTCGTATAAACTCGCGCCCAGCGGAGCGAAGCCGCGCTGTCTTTTCGCATTGAGCGCAAGTAAAACGCCAAGTCGCCGGAGCCTACGGCAAATTGCACATTGCGGAACTCGTTCACTTTCCCGGTAAACAATACGCCCATGCCGCCCGGCACGGGATAGCCCTTATTGGCAGTGGTAACCAGTGACTCTACGGTAAAGCCATTTTCGCGATTTAAGTCATCGTCAGCATTGGCGGTATTTTCATTCGGGAATACGATACGCGGCAGAGTCAACGCCCCTTTCATCGTGTCGCCGGTCTGTTTTACGAATCGGCCATCGGACTCTGTTTTACTCCATGCGCCAACGTCTGCCGCCGTCGGTTTAAACTTCGTCGTGTAAGCCTGAAACCACACCACCCCATTACTGGGGATATTCGAACGGCCAAAGAATGCGTTGCCGTTGTTTTGTACCGCCATATACGCCCCCGACGGCCCACCGTCGCAGGGCAAACTCAGCACGCCATAAACATCGCCGCCCGGCGTATTCTTTGACGAACTATTAACCCGGTAGATTTCAGCCTGATTGCAATACGCATCTTCCCGGTGACGTGAGCCGCTTCCCAATCCAAATGCGCCGACCTCCATCAGTTGCCCGCCCTCTACCCCGACGTTTTTCGTCGCGGCCGTACCTAACGCCAAATTGCCGCGCGCGGCGGCCTTGTCGGTCAGGTCTGAGAGGTTCGCGGCCTTCTTCATGCTGGCATCGTTGACCGCTTTTAACGCTTTAGGCGTGCTGGCTTTCGTTTCGTCGGTACTGGTCGTTGCGCTGCTCAGCTGTACCAGCCCTTTCGCCGTGGTGCTGGCGTCGGGGTGATTGCGGGTTTTCTCATGCGCGGTAATCGCGTCGGTAACATAGTCTTTTGTCGCCAGCACGGTATCGCCACCGGCAATCACCTGAATCGCCTCGGTGCTGCTGACAATCAAAATCATACGTAGCGTCTGCGTGCGGCCGCTACCCTCTTCCAGTTTCGGCTTGTAGCTCTCCGCCATGTTGCTGACGGCAATCAGCGTTCCGGCCTCGTCATAGAGGCCCATCTCACGCAGCCAGAAGCCGCCGACGTTCGCCGGAATAATCATCTCGGCCAGAATGTGATTTTTCAGCGCCTTATCGATGGTCAGCCCGTTGAGCGCCGCGCGGTACTTCTCGTTGACGAGTTTTGTTTGCGCCGGATTTGGCGTCGACAGCATGCCGTTCCCGTCGCCGACGGCCATAGAGACGATTTTCAACTGCGTGCCGCCCGCGCTGGCGGCGGCAATCTTGGCCGCCCCGGCGGTGGTAATAATCGCTTTGTATTTGCTCATGATTTTCTCTTATCCGGGGTAAACGGTAATGACATCACCATCAATGGCGGCCGCGCCGGTGTAAATCCGGCCGGGGATGTCCTGCAAAATGTTGAGGCCAATCAGGTGGCGGCTCAGGGGCTTGGCGTCGGCGATAAGGCGCTCCATTTCCTGATACATTTCCTCGGTGATGCCGGTTTCCAGCACGCCAATATCGAGCCGGAAGGTGCCGGGCGGATCGGCGCCGTCGGTGTGAAACCATTCAATGACGTTAATCAGGTAGCCGAGCGGCTCCACCACACGGCGCACGGCACCGATAGTGCCCTTGTGACGATGGATGTAGAACGAAGCGGATACCACGCCCCGCTTGACGTCCTCCGGCCAAGCCTCATCCCATCTGTCAACGGAGAACGCCCACGCCAGATAAGGCAGCAGATGCACCGGGCAGGTTTTCGGGTTCCACAGGTCACGCAGGGGAACCGGCACGCGCTCAAGCTCGGCACACGCGGCAGCGGCAGCGACTTCCAGCACTGAGGAGCCAACAGGCAATAAGCGGTTAGTCATCGGCGCGCCCCGGTGTGATGTTCACGCCGGTGCAGTAGCCCGCCTGCGTTTTATCAAGCACGATGTCGGTGGCCGGTTTGGCAACTTCAACACGTTCAACGCCTTCCACGGTCAGCGCCGCGATAATGCCGGAACGCCGGATACTGCGACCTAAGCGGCGCATGGTCAGCACATAATTGTGTAAACGTTGTTTTGCCGCAGTGAGGATCGGCGCAACCTCCGGGCCGGGGTACAGGTATAAAACGGCCTCGATGGCATACGGGGCAATTTTGGCCGATTGCACAATGACGCGGTCGGCCACCGGACGCACGTCCTCGTCATTCAGCGCAGCGCTGACAACCTGCAACAGCTCAGCACTGGCGCTGCCGTCACCATCCCGTGACAACACCGTGACGGTTACGTTAGCCGGTGATGGGCTGATTGCCGTCACATCAGCCACCCGGCCATCGGCCGAGCGTGCGTGAAAACGGTAGGAACCGGCCGAACCTGCTGTGCTCATCCCCTCGAACGCGTCTTGCAGGCGCAGGCGGTAATCTTCATCCGCTTCCATAACTGCCGGTGTTGGCGGAATGGCGCTCTCATCCGCCGGAGCAATCACCAGTCGCGGCGTGTTGAAGTTCGCGCCGAGCTGGTCAAGGTCTTCGCCGGTGGTGTGCGCCAGCATCACCGCTTTGGCGGCATCGTTAACGCGCTGGCGTAGCAATACCTCCCGATACGCATTTTCCTGAAGCAGCTTGACGATAGGTTCCGATTCGAGCGCCAAAGTTCGGGCAACAGCTTCCTGCTGGTCGGCCGGGTACAGGGAAATCAGCGTCGCTTTGCGCTCGGCAAGCAGGGTTTCATAGTCCAGCGGCTCAACGACATTCGGCGCGGGTAGCTGGCTTAAATCGATAGTGGCCATGGTGTCAGCTCAGTGGGACGGTTAACGAAAATGTGCCGCCGGTGGTGTCTTGGCGCACGCCGATAATGTCAACGAACATCTGACCGCTGAAGGTCTTCTCGAAGGTGATGGACGTCAGCCTGATGCGCGGCTCCCATTTGAGGATTGCCATGTAGCAGGCGGCCATCACCTGCCCGTTCACCGCCGGGCTTTGCGGCTGGTCAATCAGGGCAGACAACAGCGAGCCATATTCCCGCCGCATCACTCGGGAGCCGACAGGAGTAATGAGGATGTCGCGCACGCTCTGGCTGATATGCTCGCTGTCAGTCAGGGTCTGGCCGGTATCCCGGTTCATGCCGATATATCGCACGGTCATCGGGTTTCCTCCGTCCAGTCTCCGCCGCGCTGCACACCACCATGGCTGTGTTTATCCACCTGCACGCCGTTGGATTTAAAAGTACCCCCGCCGTGATCGATATTCCCCGACATTTTCCCGCCCTTTTTCAGCTCCAGCGTGTCGGCGGTCAGCTTGTTGGTGCAGACCACCTCCGGCGTATCGAGCGTGATTTTCTGACTGGCGATAATCGTTACCTGCGGCGCAGAAACGTCGACGGCCACTTGCGCACTGATATTGGCCGTTTTAATGCCGGTAACGCTCAGCGCGCCGGTTTTTGGCTCGTATTCGATAACCGCGCCATCGGGAAAACTGGTGTGATATGCCTCCGGTGACACTGACGGAGCCGGAAAATCGTCGGAGTTGATAGCAGGCAGCACCAAGGCGGTATCCAGCTCGCCACCCAGCGCCAGCACCACCACTTGCTCACCAATGGAGGGTGCCCACCATGTGCGAGCACCTCCGGCGCGGCTGGCCAACCACTGCAACCAGTCCGTCGTATTGCCGCCCAATTGAACGCGGCAGCGCGGCGGCGTGTACTGAACTTCTACGATGACGCCAATGCGGATGAGGTCGCGCACAGCGCGAGCGAGTTCTGAAATCGATTCGAGTGTGTTCATGGGGAAAGGATGCCGCTGAAGAGTTTGAGCGGCAACTTATGGGAATTCGTTAGACTATTACACAACGAGCATATAAATAATTAAGGTTAATTTAAACCCCTCATACCTTCATCGGTTTTAGGTAAGTTTAAATACTCAAAGAAATTACCCTCCGGCTTGGCATACTTGATCAGCCTTTCTTTAGATATGTGTATTTTTTTATCAGATGAGAAATTTATAAGCACCGATTTTAATTTCATTTCCCTTTGCACAGACATAACCCTCTCCGTACTGTCGATACTAGATTGAGAAGCCCCAATCCTTTTCAGTAGCTCACGCATATTGACATTTTGCCAACCACTCCCTAGGAAAAAAATCTGAGTACCATAAAGATCAATCGTCGAAGTAATTGAACCATTCGAACTTATAAACTCTTTATTATACTTTACTCGAGAAACAATCATTACCTTTTTACTTTTAACATCGTATTGCAAGGTGTTCTTTTCCGGAATAAAGGAGCTGGCGCACCAATCATAAGTCCTAAAGTCCCCTACCACCATATAAAACGAATCAGGAGAAATTGGTTTTAGCTTTAAACAAACACTTAGCGAATACCCAAGCAGAAGAGAATTGAGTACAGGGAATTTTCTCTGTGGCAAATAGGAACTACCAACCTCAACGTTATAATCTAATGGTTTCCCATCAACCCCTGAGGAATTGGAGTGAATTTCTGTTTTTTTTGCCATGTAGAGCGACCCTCTTGCCCCTTTGGTTTTCTTTATATAGTCTTCAATAACTTTTTTAAATTCAATAACCTCAGGTTCAGAATCTGGCAACTCAGACCAGTACATCAAGTCTACATTCTCAATAGGATATTTCATCCTAAGGACTTCACCAAGCAACTTTTTATTATACCTATCACCCTCCTCCTTGCTTTTCTTTGCACCAACCTTCTCCACATACCCTATATACAATCCCCCAAGGGTAGAAACAACTATTATACCTATAGCCAACACCCCCCAATGAGTTAACTTACCATTGTTGGTTTTGAATACATTCATAACCCCCAACACCCCGAGGATACCAGCCAAAACAGCCAAAAAAGACTTCACCCCACCCAGCAATGCGTCATTGTCCATTAATAATCACCTTATATTACCTCAACCTCATATATTATCTCTGAATACAGGAGATGACTATAGACTCAACAAACTGAATATCCTTTAATGAAAAACCTAATAGTGGCCGCGCCTCATATTGCACGTCCCGGCTATGGCGGTTCGGGCGGTCACGTAAGCCCTCTTGGTGCACACGCGCAATACGCTGCACTCGCCCGGCAAACTCGACCAGCGCCTCCTCAGCGGTGCCTTTGGCTTTCATGTAGCGATGGGTGCGCAGTTTGGCGAACATCTCGCGCTTAACTCGCCCTTTTTTGCTACGAACCGGCTGCCGCTTACGGGCGGCATACGGCGTGCCGTTCGGTGCCTGCTGACGCTTAATGCGCTGCTGCTGACTGGTGCGCAACCGCTTCGCAATCTCGGCCGCCATCTGGCGACGGCGGGAAGCCGATAGCCCGGCAATCAGCCCGGCGAGTTGGTCATCAAAAGGCTTAAGCTCACTCATCCCACGCGCTCACCAGCTCACCGTTAATGTAAAGCTCCATCGGGCGCGCTACCGGCTCCGGCAGCGGCGGCTCCGGCACATGGGACACGTGCAGCGCCCGGTCAACTTCCTTCACCAGCGTGCGCTCAGTCAATTGCAGGCTGATACTGATGTCATAACTGTCGTCGTTGTTGATGTCGGCGAAGTAGGTGAACCCTTTTTTCTTGCCCTCGTCCGTGGTCATGATATCGGGCTGATTTTCCCGCAACCACGCCCCAATCGGCACCAGCAGCAAATCCACATCATCCGGGTAATCTTCAACTACCACATTGAGCGTATAGCGATTCTCAAATGACAGGGAGGCGGCCAGCGTTGCCCCGATGACACCGCTGTCGATAAATATGCGCAGCATATCCGGGTTCGCCCTGAGCTTTGGCACCGCGTCATAAAGCGCTTGGCGCAGACTTTTCGGCTTTAACATCGAGTTCCTCCTGACACTTTTTCACGGTCTCAACCTGAAGCGCACAACTTGCCAGCGCGCGCTCAAGATTGAAGATATCGGCGCTTAAATCACCGTTGGTCTTCGGGTTGCTGCCGGGCAGCGGGCAACTGCTGACCTTCGGACAGCCAGTGTAAATAATCGTCAGGGGTGGCGAAGTCGGGGCGGGAATGCAGCCGGATAACGTCATCAGGCAAAGCAGACTGATACCAGCGGCGCAGCGCTTCATTTTCATTGAGCAGCCTCGTAATGGTGTGATTGCGGCGGGTGGCCAACTGGTCAGCGGCGGCGATGCGCTGGCGTAACATGACCTGTTCGCGCTCATTACGCAGAGCGCTGTCCTGTAGCGCAGCGATAGCCGCGCGACTTTCGGTTAGCGCTGCTGTCACCCTGACGTTTTCCAACTTCGCGGCATCCAGACTGTCGCCGAGCGTAATAACCTGCCATTTCAGCAAGGCAATGACCGCCAGCAACACCAGCGCCAGAAAAAGCTTATTACCGCGACTCATAATGCCCCCGCCATACACAGCGCCAGCTCGCGCGCCCGGCGATTCTCCAGCCCGGCAGACCTGACGCCGTTGACAAATACCCAGCGGGGAAGCTGATTGCACGCGGCGGGCCACTGCTTTTTATTGATGAAATGCGCCAGTGTTGACGCGCACGCAGCGCCCGTGCCGACGTTGAACGCAAAGCTGACCACGGCGTCATAGACCGGCTGCGGCATGGTCACTGGCATACACTGCGCAAGGCGTTTCTCGACCTGCATCACATCGGCCACCAGATTGACCGCCGCTTCACGTTCAGTGATAACCCCGCCGGGTTTCACCCCGGCAGTGTGGCCGATACCGCTCGTCCAGACGCCCGCGCTACACTGATAAGGGCTCAGACGGCACCCTTCCAGATTGGCAATCAGCTCAAGGCCCGCCATTGACGTATGCAACCGGGTAAAATCCGGCAACAACACCGCCAGCGCCAGCACGACGGCGACACTGCAACGTTTAACGATTGATTTCATCGAAAACCTCCCGTCGAATGCCGACATTTTTCAGCAGCAAATAGCTTTTGCGGCGGTAATACCAGTTGGTGACAAAGGTGCCGACACCGACCACCGCACCGACAATCAGTGCGATGTCCTGCGCGGAATACTTTCCGACCCATGCCAGCAGCACCGCGACGGCATAAGCAATGAACGATGTGACTTTCTCCATGGTTAATCCCATAGCTGAACGGTTTCGGATGCCGGGGCGGTATCAATGACCGGTAGCGTGACCACCGTGCCATGCGGCAGGATGACACCCCGCTCAGCCAGCCCCGGATTCGCCAGCAGCACCGCCTCGACCACGCCTGCGGTGCGGCCGTAGACGCGATAACACAGTGCGTCTAGCGTGTCCCCCTGAAGCGCGACGGCGTTCATCAGATTTGCCCGACAATGCAGCGCGGCTTACCCTGCAACCGGGCGATTGACCAGCGCATATCCCGCCAGTGCTCATCAATGGACACCTCGACGCTGTCGGCCTTTTTGTCCCCCTTGGCGCTGGCATCCGCCCCCCGGTAGCGCTCGTACAGCGTGGCGGTTGTCATGGCGCAGACCGCACTCAGGTAGTGAAAGCACTTCTCACTTTCGCCATCGACCTCGTCGGCCGGTACGTCGGCCAGCGTTTTGAAACCGGCGGCGAGTTGCTGCTCGCGATAGAGATACAGCTCGGCATTCGTCTCCGAGATACCGCTGCGAATGGCAAAGCGCAGACGCTCCGGCGAGACCGTGTACTCAAGACGCATCAGCTCGCGAATGCGTTTCGGGTCAACATCCGGGAAAAAGAACGTGTTTTTAATCACCGGCTCCGGTACAGCCGGTTGCGGGATAATGGCCGTCGGCTCGTCCGGCGGCTTAATCGGGTTACGCATAATCACTGTCGTCATGACGACCTCAAAAAATAGGGGGCGGTGGACGGCGGCCTTGATACGTCAAAAGACGCTCGCGGCCGCCGTGCCGCCCGGCGCGGGGCGCGTTCTGTTAACCGGCGGTTTTTACCGCCTTGCGTGGGCGTCCGCGCTTGGCCGGCGTGGCGGCCTTACGCGGGCGCGTGGTTGTTCTTTTGGCGGCGGCCGCCGGCTTCGGCTTGAGGGCGCTCTCACATTTTTGGATCTCTTTTCTCACCCCGGCGTGACCGTCGAGCTGCATCGCGCGCTCGAGGTGCTCCAGCGCCTGCGCATAGTCACCGCAGTCGCTCAACATCAGGCCGGTCACCTTGAACAGTTTGGCCTTGACCATGTCGGGCATATCCTCGGCGGCCGTCATCTCGATGGCGGCGCGAAGGTCATCGATGCTGGCCGGGCGTCCCGCCTTGCGGCTGCGCTCCGCCGACAGCGCCACCTCTTCGGCCAGCAAGTACGCCACCGGGCGCTTGTTGTTCGGCACTTTGAGACGGTATTTCAGCGCATAAGGTGCAATTTCCAGCGCGCCGGAAATGTCATCGGCGTCGAGCATCCACTGCATGGCGGTCATCAGAATGTCGTCCTGTGCCCCCCGCCCCTCGGCCAATACCCCGGCCACCCACGGCGCGTAGAACGGCAACATGGCGCGTTTGTGCTCAGCCTTTTTCTCGACGGAATGGATCTGTTTCAGCTTGGTGCGGTCTGCGGCCAGCTTGACGAGCATTTGCTCGTAGGCGGTGGCATGGCGCAGCGGGTCATCCACCCGCTGCGCAGCCTCCACGGCCGAGACCCGCATCATGTGACGCTGTGCGGGACTCGTCATGGTTACGCTTCGCCTTCAGTTTTTGGCGTTTCCTCACCGGCTGGCGCAGGTTGCGCGGCCGCCCCTTTCACTGCCAGCACAATAGCGTCAGCCAAGGCGCTGATATCGGCTCCCGATGGCTGCGGGTCTTCTTTGGATACCCGTACGCCCGACTTTTCTGTCGACGCAGGCAGCAGCTCGATATTTTCAATCAGGCAACCGGCGGCGTAGTCCTCGATGACGTAGTCAATTTTCATCGACTCGTAGTTTTCGACGCGGTCACGCTTGGCGTTCTCTTCGATATGGCGGCGGTGACTCTCATCCATGATGTAAATCGACAGATTCTCGAGCGTGGTGACCATAATCGCGTTGGCCGGGAAGAACGGCACGCGGACGGCGGGAAGGTTGCCGATGCGCTTCTGGCTGACAATCACGTCGGCGGCCATCGCCTCGGTGTTCGGCTGTTCTTGGTTAACCAGCGGGAAGTATTTGTCGGCCAGCAGCTTACGGCCGCAAATCACCACGAGGTCAGGGGATTCCTGATGCCATGGCTCAATCAGGTTGTTGGTCGCATCCATAACCACGGCGTCGAGGTTGGCATAATCGCCCCCCTTGCCGATGCGGATGACCGGGGAGATCACCGCACCATCCTCGCCGGTGATGTTGCTCATCACGCGCGCCGGGGCTTCGTTGCGGTATTTCTGCAACCAGCCTACCGCCACATCCTGCAACATCGGGTTTTTGGTTCGGTCAGACGTGGCGGCGCGGCTGATACCGTTGAATCCGGCCATGATGAAGTCCAGCGCCTGACGCTTGGCGATGGCGTTGCGGATGCGCAACTGGAAGTCCTGATAACGCGCCCATAAATCGAGCTGGTTATAGCGCATATGGAAATCAAAGTTCACCTGCTGGCACTCGTACTTATTGGACTCCAGCGAGGTGAAATCAGCGGTCTGGCGCTCTTTGCCGCCGTCGGTGTCGGTGGTGCTGGCAATCGAGCCATTGACGCCCACGCCGACCTTCTCGCCTTTCAGCTCGGCAACCGGCGTCATGTTGATGCGGGTCAGGAACTCGGAAGACTCCTGCACGACGTTCATCAACGACTGCGTCACCGACGGTTCTACGCTGAATTTTTTGCCGACGTCGCCGACGTCCGTGATGCCGTTCAGCTTGGCCACCTGTTGCAGATAGGCGTTAAATTTAAAGCGGGTCGTTTTTTTCATTGAATTGTCCTGATTCGATAAATTCGGGTCGTCTCACAGCGGCGCGCCGTGCGCCCCGCCCTGACTGTTCTCAGCAGTTGGTCAACAGGCTGTCTTCACCATTGCCGCCGGGTGCTTTCGGGCGGCGCTGCTGGTTCAGGTTTTCGGTGGTATCGAGCGCGGCCTGAAGCCCGGAAAGCGCTTCCTGACCGGTGGCCACCTCACCTTTCAGCCCCGCGATTTCCAGCTCAAGCTGCGCAAAACGCTGCTCGGCGCTGTCGCCGTTGGTTTGCACCTGCTCGGCGACGGCGGTGACTGCGTCATGCACATCGCTGAAGCGCGCGTCGTCACTGGCCTGTTTGCGGCTGAACATGCCTTTCACGCGCTCGGTCAGATTGGTCAGCAGGCTGTCAGGCTGTTCCTCAAACTCGAGCAACACCTCCGTCGCCACCGAGAACAGATCGCCCGGCTCGGCTTTTTTACCGGCCAGCGGGTTAGTTTTGGCGCGGGAACAGAATTCGAGGTATTCGGTGCCGAGGCTGGCCGGGTCGTCAGTAACCGCCAAACCGATGAGGTAGCATTTGCCGGTGTTGGCAAAGTTCGGACGGATTTCCATGGAGGTGTAAACTTTCTGGCTCGCCTTGACCATGGAGACCAGCTCGTCGGTCGGGGTCATTTTGGCGAACAGCGCCCATTTGCCGTTGAGGATGGAGTCGTCATCAATCTTCTCGGCTTTCAGCTCAACCACGTCGCCGAGACGCTTAAAATCGCCGTTGGGAAACAGTCCCTTGATGTGCTCCAGATTAATGCGGCAGCCGTAGACGCGCGGGTCGAAGATTTCCGACATTTCCTGAATGTCATTGCCGTCAATCACGCGGCCGTCGCAGGTGTCCCCCTCGACGCCGATGCGGAACCATTTCGATACTTTCTTTGCCATGTGCCATTGTCCTGAGTGGTTAAGGTCGGGGCTAGTTTCCCGACTGCCCCCCCTCGCGGCCAGCGACTGCCGACGGACTATCCCTCAGACAACAGCACCTTAGCGCACGTCCGGCGTGGCTTGCGTAGCCTTGCCCTCATCATGCAAATGAGGGCATACCATGCAAATCCAGACAGACACATCCTTACTCAGCGACCCACGCAGGCAGGCCGCCTTGCTGTACTGGCAAGGCTTCTCCGTGAAGCAAATCGCCGAAATGCTGAAGCAGAAAGCCCCCACGGTGCAGAGCTGGAAGCAGCGGGAAAAATGGGACGATATCGCGCCGATTTCCCGCGTTGAATCCAGCATTGAAGCGCGAATGGTGCAGCTCGTTCTCAAGACAAAAAAAGAGGGCAGCGACTACAAAGAAATTGACCTGCTGGGCCGCCAGATTGAGCGCCTCGCGCGCGTCAGCCGTTACATGAACTCCGGCAACGAGGCCGACCTCAATCCCAACGTCGCCAACCGCAACAAAGGCGAGCGCAAAAAGCCGACAAAAAACTATTTCAGCGAGGAAGCGATTGCGAAGCTGGAGGAGATTTTTTATGACGAGTCTTTCGAATATCAACTCGGCTGGCACAAGGCCGGGCTTGAGCATCGTATTCGCGACATTCTGAAATCGCGCCAGATTGGGGCAACGTTTTATTTTTCCCGCGAGTCACTGCTGCACGCGCTGAAAACCGGCCACAACCAGATTTTTCTTTCCGCGAGCAAAACGCAGGCGTATGTCTTCCGGGAGTACATCATTCAGTTTGCCCGGCGGGTTGACGTTGAGCTGACCGGCGACCCGATTGTGCTCGGCAACAACGGCGCGAAGCTGATTTTTCTCGGCACCAACTCCAACACCGCGCAAAGCCATAACGGCGACCTGCTGGTCGATGAAATCTTCTGGATCCCCAACTTCCAGAAGCTGCGCAAAGTCGCCTCCGGTATGGCCTCGCAAAAACACCTTCGGTCGACCTACTTTTCTACCCCGTCAACGCTGGGGCATGGCGCGTTTCCTTTCTGGTCCGGCGAGCTGTTTAACAAGGGCCGCAAACACGCCAGCGAACACGTCGAGATCGACATCAGCCACAGCGCGTTAGCGGCCGGGAAGCTGTGCGATGACGGCCAGTGGCGGCAAATCGTCACCATTGAGGACGCCCTGCGCGGCGGCTGTAACCTGTTTGACCTCGACGTGCTGAAGCGGGAAAACAGCGCCGAGGACTTCCGCAACCTGTTTATGTGCGAATTTGTCGACGACAGCGCGTCAGTATTCCCCTTTGAGGAGTTGCAGGGCTGCATGGTCGACAGTCTGGTCGAATGGACGGACGTTAACCCCTATGCAAGCCAACCGTTCGGTGACCGGCCGGTGTGGGTCGGCTATGACCCGGCGCACTCCGGCGACAGCGCCGGTTGCGTGGTGCTGGCCCCGCCGATGGTCACCGGCGGCAAATTCCGCATACTGGAGCGCCACCAGTGGAAAGGCATGGATTTCGCCACGCAGGCCGAGTCCATCCGCAGGCTGACCGAAAAATACAACGTGGAATACATCGGTATCGACGCCACCGGCATCGGGCAAGGCGTTTTCCAACTGGTGCGCGCGTTCTACCCTGCCGCGCGCGAAATCCGCTACAGCGCCGAGGTCAAGACCGCCATGGTACTGAAGGCGAAAGACACCATCGGCAGCGGCAGGCTCGAGTACGACACCGCGTATACCGACATCACCAAATCGTTTATGGCCATCCGCAAAACCATGACAGCCAGCGGCAGGGGCATGACCTACGAAGCGAGCCGCAGCGAAGAGGCCAGTCACGCCGATGTTGCGTGGGCCACCATGCACGCCCTGCTGAATGAACCGCTGACCGCCGCCAACGGCCAACCGTCTAAATCCATTCTGGACTTCAACCGATGAGCAAACGCAATCGCCGCAAGGCAAAAGGAAATCTGGCCGCCACCGAGCCGGACCAGAAAATGCAGGCGTTCACCTTTGGTGAGCCGTCGGCCGTTTTGGATCGCCGCGACATTCTGGACTACACGGAATGCGTCGGTAACGGTAAATGGATTGAGCCGCCCGTCAGCTTTTCCGGGCTGGCAAAAAGCCTGCGCGCCGCCGTGCATCACAGCTCACCCATTTACGTGAAGCGCAATATTTTGGCGAGCACCTACATCCCGCACCCACTGCTGTCACAGCAGGATTTCAGCCGGTTTGTGCTGGATTATCTGGTGTTCGGCAACGCCTTTTTAGAAAAGCGCTTCAGCGTGACCGGCAAGCTGTTGAAGCTGGAGACCTCCCCGGCCAAGTACACCCGGCGCGGCGTTGACCCGAGCGTTTACTGGTTCGTGCAATCGTTCGCTGAGCCGCATCCGTTCGCGCCCGACAGCGTTTTTCACCTGCTGGAGCCGGATATCAATCAAGAGCTGTATGGGATGCCGGAATATCTGTCGGCGCTCAACTCCGCGTGGCTGAACGAGTCCGCCACGCTGTTCCGCCGCAAGTATTACCAGAACGGCGCGCACGCGGGCTACATCATGTATGTGACCGACGCCGCGCAGAACAATACCGATGTTGAGGCGTTGCGCGAAGCGATGAGCGACTCTAAAGGCATGGGGAACTTTAAAAACCTGTTCTTCTACGCGCCGAACGGGAAGCCCGACGGTATCAAGATTGTGCCGCTCAGCGAGGTGGCAACGAAGGATGATTTTTTCAACATCAAAAAGGTCAGCGCCGCCGACCTGCTGGACGCTCACCGCATCCCCTACCAGCTGATGGGCGGCAAGCCGGAGAACGTCGGGTCAGTGGGTGACGTGGAAAAGGCCGCAAAGGTGTTCGTCCGCAATGAGCTGACACCGCTCCAGCAGCGCATCAAAGAGGTGAACGACTGGGTCGGCGGCGAGGTCATCCGGTTTAAAAAGTACAACCTCGAAAACGACGACGAATGATAAACCGGCCGCCGGATTGGCGGCCTTTTTATACCTGCCACCAAACGCCCTCTCACGCCCACCACGGCCCTCTCGCTCGTACATACCCGCGAATCAAACCAGCACAACAGAACGCCACCACGACGCGCTAACGCCGTCAATTCTGATAATTAAATACATGCCTGCGCGCAATGCTATCCCCGCCACGCCTGCCCACTTCATGGGTCGGTTTTCATGCAAGTGCGTTAGCCGATTGATGCCGCGCCTACACTAGCGGCACTCAAAAAAATGTGAATTGAATTCCAATGCATAAAAATGCATCTGAATGCACAAAACACAAGGTGTTTTTGTCAATCTATTTCGATAGAATGTTTCGCACAAAAGCAAACTGCCAAAACAAGGATTTCTGATGGCGTATATCACACCTCAAACTTTAAGCCTTAAAACATGTTTTCAAAGTCAATATTCCCTTCCATATTTCCAACGTGATTATAAATGGGAGAATCGCCACTTTTTAGAGATGCTAAATGATATACAAAACGCCTTCTTACTTGCCTATGAGCCAACACATGGCAGAAGAGACGTTTCCACATATCCACCATATTTTTTGGGTTCAATCATTACATCAACCGAAGCTGCAGGAAAACGCCCTTTAATTGATGGTCAGCAGCGTATAACATCAGTATTTATTCTTTTGGCTTTCTTTGAAAAATACATTAGAGATAATGCAATTGAAGATGCATTACCGCTAGAAAACTTTATCGGCGGAATATCTTATGGAGAAAGAGACTTTAACATTGAGTTCTCAGGCGAGAGGCGAGAAATATTTAATAAATATCTAAATAAAGATACAACATCAATTGATGCTTTAGATGAGATAGACACACTCCCCAACATAAGCGATAGTGACAAACGAATAATTGACGCAATAAAATCCATTGAAGATAATTTGGATTCAACAATAAAAGAAAAGTTAAATTTCTTCATAGATTATTTAATGGAGAAGGTGCTTTTAATAGATATTTCTGTGGCAAGCGAATCTGAAGCTCACCGTGTATTTGTCACTATGAATGATCGAGGTTTAAGATTAGGAGCTATTGAATTACTTAAAGGATACCTACTCTCAAGAATTAATAACCCAGATGATAGCCAAGAGTGCCATCGCCAATGGGTAAAAACCATGTCAGAGCTCAGAAACAGTGATCCGGAAGGTGATTCATTATTCATCAGAAATTTACTTAGAGCAAAATGGGCAGTCAGCATAAGAGGAAAAAACAAAGGTGATGAAGCCGGTGACTTTGATAAAATTAATGATGCATATCACCGATGGTTTGAAGATAACGTAGCACATATCGGCTTGCGCAACTCTGATGATTTTTACAAGTTCGCACACAATGACATTCCTGATTATGCAGAAATCAGCACAACAATTTTTAATGCCGAAAAAAATTATTCAGCAGATTACCCTGATGTATTCCACAACGGAATAAGGAAGTTTAGCTTCCAAACAATGGTGATATTGTCTTCTCTGGAAACCACTGAAACAAGAGATATTCGCAAGAAAAAAATACAGTTAATCTCTAAATTTATTGATTTAATACTCACAAGCCGCATTGTCACTGGAAAATCAAACACATACGACAACCTAAAAGACATTTCATTCTCACTTGTCAAAGAAGTTCGCGGTAAAGATTACAATCAACTACTCGCCTACATTCAAGGTGAGTGGGAGAAATATTATTCTCAGTTAGATAAAATCCCTGAAATGCAGTACGAGAACAAATCACGTTCTGACATGCTATACATCCTTTCTCGCATTGCATCTTTTTTAGAAGCAGAAATAAACATAACTAATAAAGTTGGTTTCGACATTTACATGCAGCGCGACAGAAACCTTAAAACATTTGATATTGAACACATATTAAGAAGTAAAATCAATCAAGCAAACTTACCATCATCTGATTTAGGATTTGCTACTGATGCAGAATACAGTTCCAAAAGAAATCTTATTGGCGGACTTATTCTTCTTCCACGCTCGAGAAACAGGTCTCTCAGTGATAATACCTACTCTGATAAAAAGGGAGTATATGGTGGTGAGAACGTTCTTTGCCAAAGCCTATGCCCTGGGTTCTATCAGAACAACCCAGACCTGGTGAGATTTTCAGCCACGTACCCAGAGATAATCCTTCAAGAACATCCAGACTTCCTCTGTGATTCAATAGACAAACGCGGAGAGCTATACAAACAGATTGCACTTGAGATTTGGAAGGCTCCAGTTTAAAAAAGATGGCCATGTAACTAAAATGCATGGCCATCCTTTTATTGACAACTAATCGAACATCTATCAATTGCCATTACATAATAGTTATTTAAATTAGATAGTTGTCAATTTATTCTTCAATAACCCCCACCACATTACCAGTTTTAATATCAATACGTGCTGTCACAGTTTGGGTGACAATACCACCATACGCATTTGTCCCTTTAAATCTGGTTTTAACCACTGCGTGTGGGTCTTTTCCAAGGACAAGATGGGACATCGTTTCAACATGCTTATACGATGAATCATCGTTCATACTTTTCTTAATCAGCTTTTCCAGTGGGCGGTACGAGCCGTCCCAGCCGCTGAAATTTTCCTGAAACGCGTCAAGATTGGTATATTCTTCCATCGATTTCGGATCTTTTTGATAGCCAGCATCACACCAACCAAGAACTTCACCGAGCGGTAGCTCCTCAGACTTTGTGATGCTGTACTGGCTTAAACAGGCGTAGAACCCATCAGCATCGCTCGCCGGTATCCCCATAAATTTAATGTAATCGCTGACAATTCCGTGACGGTCTGCCTGCGGTTTTCGACGATACTCAATCAGCTTTAAATCCGCATACTCAAACGCTGCCGGTTTTTCTTCTACCATTTCGGATTTCACTGCCACTTCTTGCCGTGGTGATGGATATAGGATTGCACTCAACATTCCGACGAGCAGAAAAGAAACCCCATATATAGCACTCGAACGTTTCCGGCTCGGCATTCTTACCCATTGAGGTTTGATTAAGCCCAACACGAATCCCAAAAGGGCGATAAAAGAAAAAAATGAAAGTATTAGCTCCAAAATAATCCCCATAATGAATTAATTATCATATACATACTGCGTGCAATCACATCTGCATGATAACAAAACATTCATTAGCTGGTGATGATTATTGGCTAAAGCCCGGCCACTCATCTATCAGTGGGTATGCAAACGCCCTGTCATCAAATATTACTTTCGCTCCTTGCGTTAGGGCTTTTAGCTCCCAGCGCTCGGCAGCAATACCCTGCTGCGCCAGCTCAAGGCGGATTTGTGGAATCCTAGCCCGCTCTGCCGGTGTCAGTCGTGCCGATGGTGCATCATTTTGGGACTTTCTGCGATTACGGGCGATTTCTTGGTGGTTATCCTTCGGTGACTGCCCCCTTATCGCGTCTCTAAGCGTCTTGGCAACGTCGGCGTCATTCCAGCTAACATCCCCGCCCTCAATCAAATTCATCACCGCCGTGACATACGCAGGCGTTGCTACCTGCATATCTGGATCAGGTTCTCGCTGAACCTCCCCACAGTTATTGACAGGACTCCGAGGCGCGCCAGAGGCGCTTTTTAAAGTCAAAGGATCAACGTCAAGGTCAACGGCCTTGCGGACAATACGCCATTCTGTTGTCCGGGTTTCGTGGATATGACCCGCGCCAAGGTGCGGCGCAAAAATGCCGACAACCTTTTGCACCTCTTCGTCATAAGCGTTCAGCTCATCGGCCACCTTGCGCGCAACTCGAACGGTCTGCACGTCGCGCGGGACATTTGCGCCCCCCTGTCCAGCCATATAGGCGGCAAAATTTCCAGCGCTGGCAGCCGCGCGTACAGCCTCGACACGCTCGTCAAAAGTTTCAGCAAGGCTGATGTGGCGGAGGCAGGCGGCCCGGCATTCACGATAAGCGCCCATGGTAGGGATTCCGATAGCCTTAAACTGAGGGATGCGCCATGTTGACGCCCATGAGGTCACCGCAGCAGCCATATCGCGTAACGGTTTACCGGTGTCGTGGTCAATCTGGCCGTCAAGCGCATAACCATCGATATTTTTAGCGATGTATTTAGCGATATACCCCGCCGCGCCGCCCTTATTCATGTGCTTGGCTTCAAATCGGTTCTTTGCTGCACCGCGCTCATCGCCGTCTTCTTTCAATGCATAGCGACGCATGATGTCGATGACATCCTGACGTTGTTTACGCTCGCAGAACAGCATCATATGCCAGTGCGGCGTACCGTCATGGTGAGGTTCAACGACACGCATACCGTAAACGCTCAGGCCGTTGTCTTTAAACGCGGTGCGCATTTTGCTCCAGATGCGCACCAGATAACGTTGGCCGTCTTTCGGTGAAAAAGCCTCTGCATCCCAATTGTGGTTAAACTGGACTTTTTCAGCCCCTTCTTTGCCAACAACGCGCGTCGGGTGATATTTAGACGGGGTGGTGATAGTGATAAACATGCCGACATGCCTCTCGCTGGCAGCATACTTTTCTATCCCTGCGATGGTGCTCATCAGCTCCATGCGGCGGATTTCCGGGTTAGAAATGCTCGCCATGACCTTATCAATCAGGTCGAAACGTTCACCGGTGGCAACATTCTCCAGATCGCACCCTTTCAGATAATCCATATTGGCGAGCCGCCGGGCCTGCACATCCCTAATCGCCTGCTTGCTCGCGTATGGGTATTTCTTTAGGTTTACTTCACCGGCGGCAATCAGTAGCGCCTCACGCCAGCGTGTGCGCTGCGCTTTCAACTGACGTTCCCACCACTCCGCGTTAGCCAACCGTGACAAGCTGGCAACAGCCGAAGACGCGTCCAGCTTACCTTTGCAGTATTTTCTCCAGTGCATTGGCGTGATATTAAAGGCTCGCGCCATGCGGGCGATGCGCCCATAAAACACAGCCTGCACGCCGTTACTCAGCAGTAAAGAATTATCCCCGTCATTGGCGGCGAGAAACTCCTCACAATAGCGGTCATAATTTTGCAGCAACTGCCCAGCGATACGGTCAGCAAAACGCCGCAACTCCTTATCTTCCATGCCCGGCAGACGCGCATAATTATCCACCTCAGCCATAAAGCATGGCGAGGCGTTAAGGTTCATCGCATTTTTCTCATTAACAATTTCAATGCGCGGCCAGATGCGGCGCTCAAACTGGAGCACAAGCCACTTATTAGCAGCGTGCAGCCCCTGCTCTTTCAGCAAGAAAGAATGACGCCCAAGAAAGATACTGCTGAGAAAATGCGGTAAGGCGTGAATTTTACGCAAAACAGCTTGCCCCTGAGCGTATTGCTCACGGGTAAGCGGTCTTTCTTTCCCAATAGCGGATTTTGGTGCGTTCCATGAATGAACGCCGATGAAGGGCTCGCCGGAAGTTGCTGCAAATGGCGGTGGTGGTGAGGGGGCTATGCGCCCCCGGGCTGATACAGTCATTTATCCTCTTGGCTTATCGTGGAAAACGCCTCTTGGCACAGCTCGCCAATGCGGCCAATCTCAGCGGCCAAACCTGCGATACTGGTGACGGTTGAGTCACGGACGTAGTGATGCACCAACCCGGAAACCAACTGCGTGACCGTCGGGTAATAACCGACCGCGTCGAGCCACTCCTCGCCCGCCTTACCACCGGTTTTAACCAGCTTCTTTTTGTTCAAAATGAACTGATGGGCATCACTGGTGATAACCCAATCCTTACCGACAGGAATGCGCAGCATGATTACCCCCTGAAATGCTTGGTTTGTTGTTCGTGGATGGTCTGGCATGACACGCAACGGGTCACACCGGCAAAGGCTGCACGGCGTGCAGCGGGGATAGCTTGGTCACACTCTTCACAAATTGACGCTGACACCCCGCCCTTGATGCGCGCAGCATTAACTTGTGCGGCGAGAGTCTCCTGCTGGCGCTGCTGCACCAAGTCCATTAAATCCGGCATCGTTATTGCTCCGATTCACTGTTCAGTTGATTGAATACCTGCTGAGCTAATTCTGCGATGCGATGCGACTCCTTCATCAGCTCGCTAATACTGGTAATGGTTTTAAGAAAAACGCCGCGCTTTACCGACAAATTAATAAGGTCAGCAACCAGCTTTAACTCATTCGAGTAAATAGCTCTGGTCGGGTAAAATTTTTCTTTTGTCTCTTTATCTATTTTTACTTCGGCTAAAATAAAATCGCCCTCATCCATTTTCACGATGGCGAATACGTTATTAATTTCCACATACTCCCGCTCAACCATGGTTCAACCCCTGCTTGTGCGCCCGGCCTTCGTGGTCAAACTTCTCCGACTCCTGACGCAACAGCTCGATGATTTCCACACATGAGAGATGATTAACCGCCGCATGAGTCGCCAAACGGTCAAGGTGGGAGGAGAAACTAACGGCCGCATCTGCCTTTGCTTCCGCACGAGCGTTGTTCAGCATGAAGTTACGCAAATCCGCATCAGCCTTATTTCGCATTTCTTGGCCAACGGTTTTATACATGTGCATAGAGAACTCCAGATAAAAGGATGCCTGACGCAATCAAGCGCCTTTAAATTTAAAGCGAGTTAATTAATGAAAATACGCTTCAGGTTTAACTGACGTTAATATGGTTGGTGCATATTCGAATAAATTAAACAGCTCACGCAGCGCCCTGAATAACTCCTCGCGCCATTTACAGGACTCATCATCAATACGCCAGTACGGCTGATTAAACTCGACCTCAGTTAGCCCGGCATGCAGGAATAAAGTGCGGCGTTGGCTTATTGTTAATCGGCCAATGAATCCAGATTTACTGATACCGTGCTTACGATAAGTAGCGAAAGCGCTGCGAAGTTCATCAATGGCGCACACAAGACGCTCGCGCTCGCTGTCATTCATTTCCTCTAATCGCATAACAGCATGCCGCTGTTTTAACTGCGCATGGAAACAGATGGTCAGGCGCTCGCGCTCCATCATCTGATTATAAAAATCGCAGGTGCTTCTCCAGCGAGGGGCGGCGAGGCGCTCCCCAACCAAAGCACGCAGCCCGGCGGGCTGGTTGCGAACAATACCGGCGGTGATAGCTGTCATTTTGAAAAACCCCGCATTGCTGATTTGATGGAGGAGATCCAGCGGTTGGCCGGGCGGGTACGGATGATGATGCCTTTCCGGCCCTTACCGTGGGTGATGGTGATATCAGTCTTGCGCACCGTCTGGTGGTTCCACAGCAGCGGAACAATGGAGATAGGTTGTTGCATGTTCTTACCCCTGTTTTACTGGAATCAAGACAATGGCTCACCGAGTCCTAGCCATAGAAGCCACCCATCACGAATTTCTTTCGGACGACGCTCATAGGCTAATTTCATTCCCGCGTTCCACGCAGGAAGGTAAACCCAATGCTCTGCGCGCGCCGTTGGCGTCTCGGGATTACGCATCTCAATCGTTGGCAACTTGCCCTTATCGATCATTCCTTTTACAGCCTCCGGGGTTTTGCCGATGACTTTGGCAAATTCTTGATACGGCAATGCATCAGAAAGCCTTACTACTTGCTTTTCCATCTGGTACCCTCTCCGATTGTAGTAATCAGTTGCTTATAGGGACTTATAGTCGCCTACAGAGCTTTAATTGCTACCATAAACGATTTATTACTACGATTTGCAAATAATCATGCAAAGGGAGTCCCATGTCAATAGACATAGCAGAGAAGTTAAAGTTGATTAGAGAGTCAGAAAGGCTGAACAGGAAGGAATTCAGTGAGTTAACTGGCGTTCCATACAGTTCACTATCTAGTTATGAAACAAGGTCCAAAGGGATGGGATTAGACGCTGCGATGAAAATTTTAAGTCATCCTCGGTTCGAAAAATACACATTGTGGTTTATGAGTGATCGAATCTCCCCAGAATCCGGGCAAATAGCACCGGCACTCGCACACTTTGGGCAAGATGCAACAACCTCGCAGCACTCAGACCAAAAGATTGGTTAAGCATTCACCTAAGTTATTTATTTAACACTTTTGGGGTAAGGGCTTGCTACATACCTGAAAGTAAAATCTTCCTTGGAGGGCTTCGCGATGGCGATTAAGAAGCTCGAAGATGGTCGATATGAAGTGGACATTAGGCCGAACGGGCGCAACGGAAAGCGCATCCGTCGGAAATTTGATAGGAAACATGAAGCACAAGCTTTTGAGAAGTACATAACCGTCAGCTATCACGACAAAGAATGGCTCTCAAAACCTACGGATAAAAGGTCATTATCTGAGCTGGTTAAATTGTGGTGGAAGTACCATGGCAAGAACAATGACCACGGGCAGTCCTACCTAAGAAAACTGGAGCGCATTACGCGAATGATGGACAACCCTGCCGCATTTCAGATTGATAAATCTCGTATTACAGCTTATCGATCGGCGCGGCTAGCCGAAGGCATCAAAGCATCCAGCATTAATCGCGAAATGACCGCGATAAGCGGGATGTTTACCGACCTTGTCGACTCGGGGCTTTACTGTGGTGAGCATCCGATTCGTGGCAGCGGCAAGCTCAAAGAAGCCAATACGGAAATGACTTATCTTGACCGTGATGAGATAAGCGCATTGCTACTGGCGTTAGATGGTGATAACCGCCGGGTGGCCATTTTGTGTCTTAGTACTGGCGCACGTTGGGGTGAGGCCATGAAACTCAAAGCGGAGCATGTCATTCACAACCGCGTGACCTTTGTGCAAACGAAAAACGGTAAACGGCGCAGCGTCCCCATTTCTCAGGAGGTATCCGACGAGATCGTATCTCAAAAGTCTGGGCTCTTGTTTCCTCAAGCCTCTTACAGCACTTTCAGAGATATCCTTAAGGCGACCAAGCCTAACCTACCCCATGGGCAAGCATCCCATTCGTTACGCCACACATTCGCAACTCATTTCATGATGAACGGGGGCAATATCATCACGCTCCAGCGGATACTTGGCCATGCTCGGATTGAACAGACAATGAGCTACGCTCACTTTGCACCTGATTTTCTACAGGATGCAATTTCCTATAATCCGCTAGGAGGAAAAATCCATGTTTAG